GAACGCACAAACGGTCGTCCCAAATGGCGCGAATACTCAATATACGGGAGGGTTAAATTATGGCCCTAACCCGTACATGTATAGCGGCCAAGGTGGTTATGGTGGCTACGGCGTCATGCAGGGGTATAATGGGTATAATATGCCGCAAGGTGGTCCGCAGGGGCGGGATTTCTTTAAACAATTGTTAAGTACCCTCCAAGGGCTAAATACCAACACCACAAATCAACCCGCTACCCCAACTCCACCGACTACTCCGACAGATCCTAATGCTGCGTTGATAACCAGTGCATATCAAAAGGATTTTGGCCGCGCTCCTGATGCGGCTGGTCTTGCTTATTATCAGCAGCAATTGGCTCAACATCCAGAATATGCCAACAATTTAAACGCAATTATTGGTGGTGGTGCGGCGGCTGGTAGTGCTGATTATAATGCTTATAACGCTAATAATTTACCGACAGAAATGGGTGGTAACAAAGGAAGCTTTGGACCCGCAACATCTTCGGATGCATTGCCAGCAGTAAACCCCGTTACGGTTGGTGGGACAACGTACAATCCAACGATACCGTCGGGCGTTGGTGCTGGGTATATAAATAACTTGAACGCCGCCAATGCTAATCCTCAAATAGCCTCCGCTTTGGCTGGAGCGGTCAATGCGGGTATTCCCGGATTTAACGTTGTTAAGACTGGCGGTCGTATTAAATACAAGTATTGATTTGATTGGGGATTTACTGAATGGACCCGTTTACCCTTATAGCGGGCGCTACCGCAATCTATAACTCCATTAAGTCCGCCGTTGATTCGGGTCGGGACATGATGGAGACTGCGGAGAAGGTAAGCAATCTATTTAGCAAAGTTGGTCAAATTGTTACGGTAACCTCTACGCCGCATAAGAAAAAACTATTCCAAAGCCAAGCGGATTATGAGGCGGAGGCGGTAAAACGCTACGCTGTTAAAGCTAAAGCACAGGATATGCAGCTTCAGGTAAAGAACATGTTCGTGGGCCAATATGGTCCCGCAGCATGGGAAGGCATCCAACGTCAAGTCATTGAAATGCGGAAAGAGGCGGCCCGTCAAGCTGCTGCCGCGTTAAAAGAACAGGAAGAAAACCGTAAGGATTTAATTATGGTTAGCAGTATCGTTGGATTTTTGGTATTAGGTATAGGCGCAATCGGCATCTTTTTAATGTTAACGGTGAAATAACATGCTTCAAGCTCTTAAACATATGTTCACTGGGGTGGACAACATGACTTGGGACATTGGCCGCATCTTATGGGCTAAAATGTCCTTTGTTTACTGCGCGGTTACCGCATATCAGGCGGTGATTCATGGGAACTTTGACCCTCAAAACTGGGCTATCGGCGCTTCCGCTATCCTTGCTGGCGGCGGTGGTGGGTTAGCACTAAAGTCTAAGACGGAGCCATCGTAATGTTCTTCCTACTCCTTAATCCTTGGGTGCGTAATGCCGCAATCGCCGTTGGGATAAGTGCCGCACTTATTCTGGGCTATGCATACTGGGCGGGCCATGAAAAGGCTATAGGGGCCGCCAATGAGCGGGCGCAGGAAGAGGTCATAGCGATTCAGCATGAGCAGAAGGTCGATGCGGAGGCGGTTAAAATAGACCAGTCTGTCTCTCAGGATAATACCCCTCAGGATACCCTTCAGAAACAATGGAGCCAACCATGAAGCGGATTTTTATATTGGTATCGATATTACCTATGGCGGCCTGTATGCCTAAGCCAGAGACTAAGATTGTAGATACATCCTGCAATTGGGTGAAGCCTATTTATGTCAGAAAAACTGATACTTTATCTAACAAAACGGCATCGGAAATCTTGTCCCATGACGAAAAATGGAAGCAGTTCTGCGGGAATAAATAATGAAAGATAATTTTGAGCAGTGTTTAGCCCTTGTTCTTAAGGAAGAAGGGGGCTATGTGAATGATGCACGTGATCCGGGGGGCCGGACAAACCACGGCGTTACTCAAAAAGTCTGGGAAGATTGGGTCGGTCATCCGGTGACGGAGATGGACATGATGAACTTGACGATTCAGGATGTCGCCCCCCTGTACAAAAAGAACTACTGGGATAAGATAAATGGCGACTCACTTCCTCTTGGCATTGACTATGCCACTTTTGATATGGCTGTTAATAGCGGGGTAAGCCGTGCGGCAAAAACCCTCCAGCAGATATGCGGTGTGGGTCAAGACGGACAAGTCGGGCCAGAAACAATTGCTGCTGCTGAAGAGGCAAACGGTCGTGAAACTGCAACGCGAATCTGCGAAGCCCGGTTAGCTTTCCTACAAGGACTTCCTACGTGGCCCACTTTTGGAAAAGGTTGGGGCGGTCGCGTATCAAGGGTTGAAAATATAGCGTTTCGTATGGTAGAATAAGAGGTACCGTGGTTTTTCCTTCCCACGGTATCCTCCCTGACTTGGGGCCGATCAGTTTCGGGGCTGGTCGGCCTCCTTTTCATTACAGATTGTTATAATGTATTTACAACTTTGAACTACGGGGAGATTGCTCCCGTTGCTTTTGTAAATCCTCTCACTGTCAATCCATTGTAACTCTTTTAGCCCTTTTAAAGCGCGAATCACCACCGCCCGATTCGTGAAAGTAGCCTCCGCAATTTCATCCAATGTAGCTACAAAATGCTTTGGGCCGTAATGATCCAAAATACGAAGCATCATTATCTGCTCCCTCATTCGGGCATTGCTGGTCCAAATCACCGTTTGGATCATCTCCATTATTGTGGGCGGGGTGCGACTAACACTGGCGTTCATCATCATCCCCATCAAGAGACATGTGAATTTCCCTTCGTTTGAATGTCAGATTGGTCTGCGCCCTAACATCCGGGTTTGCATACGTCCAAATTTCACCCGTGTTATCTTGTACGCACACCCATAGAAGGTGATGCTCTTCGCCGTAATCAATCACAAAATGCGCTAAAGCTGGACCTTTTGGGGTTAGCATTGGTAAAGTTGGTCTGAGTTGCAAAATCAATGTGTTTGCTCCTTACCGCTTTCCAGAAGGTGCTTTAGATAATCTTGAACAATACCTTTAACTTTTCGGAGGGTTGTTTCTAATGTGTTATCTTCAAGAACTTCGCGGTTCATCATGCAAGTAATGAGCATGAGGGATATGGAATGGATGATGATCGCATCCGACATTTTATCGGTCACCTTCCCATCCTTCACCATCTCCATGACCGATTCGTTAATCGCGAAGGATAGCTTATCCGCCAATGGAAAGGCATGATCGTAGATGTTTTCTAACGGATTTTCTTTCGCGTTAGGGTCAAAATCGTCTGGTAATATGAGTGCCATTAGTTAATTCCGTCCATGTTAATTGGGAAATGTTTATGGTTTTTTATAAAATCTTGTGCTTCTTCTAACGTTTCAAATGTTGCGATAGATTCATACGTTAAGAAAAAGTCTTCCCACCGTTTTACTCTAAAACCAATTTCTTTCTTTTCTGGCCTACCATTTCGGTCATATGTAGTTACTTGAATGGCATCAATTATCCATTTTGGGTTCCTCCAAGACAACCTCACTAATGGCCTCATTAAAGCGTAAAAAAATTCCATTACTCATCTCTCCTAACTACGGTTCCGTCTAATTTTCGCTTGAATGCAGATTTTTTACCAAAAGGTAAGGGCGTCCTTGATACATGACCTCCAAGGTGACGCGCTTCGCGCCTCTTAGCCTTTGCAATTTGACCCACGTCATCAGACGTTTTTGTTCGATGACATTTAATATGGGCCAGTTCCCAGTTAGCCTCAGCATCTTCCCCGCCCATCGCAAGAGGAATTCTATGCTCCAACTCCCAAGCTTCTCCAACATTAATTTTACCCCCACATATGTGACACAGGCCGCCCCGTGATTGGAACAGGGCTACCCGTTTCTTCGTTGATATTGACGCTCTTTTTACCATGGCATGTCGTCATTGAGCGAATCTTTAACTGATGGTTTTGCCTGTTGTGGCTTAGGGAATGATCCCTTTGACTCAGGCGGCTTAACTTCATCACCCATCCGTCCACCAAGGAAATTATTGCCGTTCTTGGAGGTCTTATTCCAAAACGCCAATTCATAATCTTTCCCTTCAATATGAATGGACCCCCGCCAATCTGGCTGGCTATCCTTGGTCTTACGATCATTCGCGAACAACGTTGCGTCGCCATGCTTCTTTTCATACGCCATTTTACTTACTCCATAAGTCAACAATGTTAAAACCAATCATCTTCTCCACCTCATGGAGGAGTTCATACTGGTTGATTTCTGGTATTACTTCTTCCGTTATTACGTCCAAAGAACTCTCAAAAAACTTTCGGAACTCTTCTTGATCCATTGCGTTAAAACTAATGGATCTTGCAACCCACCAGACCTTATCGTCATGGAACCGAACTTCCTCCACATACCCAAGGCGGATCTTCAACCAAAGTAGTAGCTGTTCCGGCTTACGGTACGTTTCGTGGTTCTCACAAATCTTCTGAATCAACGCCCAGAAGAACCTATGTTGTTTTGAACTACGGGGCCGTGTGATCGTCACGGATAAGTCTTTCCCCGTAGGGAACTCAGCCAAAGCCTCTTCGTCCACTAAGGAGCAAGGTTCCAGCTTGTTCCCATTGCGGCGGACATAAATGACTTCAGCCATTGCCTTTCAATTCGTCCCTGCGTAACTTATAATAGTCTTGCAATTCTTTGCGGTGACCGGGGAGAAGCATCGCAATTTTGTCTTTGTTCTCCGTCGCCCACTCCGTTAATTGCTGTTGGTTTTCGCAGAAATCCAATACACCCTTAATGACTTCCATTAGTTTGGTGCTATCGTCTGGCGTAAGACCCGGCTCCATTTGCTTTGGCGCAGCCTTAGCCTTTACAGCGGTCGTATCAGCCGCCTGAGCAGCATTGCCGTCATCATCATCCTCACCCGCGACACCCACCAAACCAAATAGCGAATAGCGGCGGGCATAGGTCATCGCTGACCCCATCTCCTGCGGGCGACCAAGGCCACCTACCGGATAGTCCGATTCAAGCCACTGTCCAGATTTATGAACGATACGGGTGTTAAGGATAATGATTCCATCCATTACGGACGTACCTTGAACGAATGCCAACCCGTGCTTTGCGTAGCATTCACGGATCGCATCCAGACCGTCAGAGAGGTCCACGTAGCGGGATTTAAAGTGTGGGTTGATCTTGTTCTTAGGCGGGTTCTTTAACGCCCCCTGTGCGGCTGCTAAGGCCGTGGAGAGGTGTTCAATGCTTTCACTTGTCTTCATAATCTTTCCTTTCAGTGTGCTTTTTTTCTGTCTGGGTTACCAGTTACTTCGTATAGTATTGCGCGGGCGTGTCCGTCCGCGATCTCAATTTCCCTTGGGGCGGAGGGGTTCTGCAATTGCTTCGCAAGTTCAGGTAGGAGTTCCGCCAACCTATCCCTTATGAATTGCCCCTCATCCGCCGCGACTAAAGGATGAACTTCAATTTGGAAACCATCTGTCATCATGTGGATTTCCAATATTAAGACGCTTTCTTCGCGCATATTAATCGCCTTCCTTAAATACGGGCGTTGGCGGATCGCCAAAACATTTTTTTTCCCATTCAACTCTTCTTTTTAACCAATCCGCTTCTTCCTGCATAAAGACTGAATAAGATTTTTTTGCAGAAAGCCAGAAGTGACGGGGTACGTTTGGGCAAATTCTTTCCAATTCACGTATAGTTTTGGCAAGGCGTATACCATGCTCAATGAGATGTTCGGACCATCCCATTCCCCGCTCAATTTCATCTGCGGCGGCATGATAAATTGCATCTGATTTTACGCCACCCACTTCCCAATCACCAAGTTCGCGCAATCGGTTTACAATATCCATTTCAATCCCCCTTCAATCTTAACGCACCCCGCTTATCGCGCTTGATGCTGACACCGTATCCATACGCTTCCGCCATATCTTCCTCCATCAGACCCTTCAGGCCAGAGGCGGCTTCATCGTACATTTTCTTACCCGCTGAGTTTAACTGCAACTGATTCGCGAAGTTAGCCCACGCATTGTTGCCCGTCATATCAACGCGGCGCACCGCATCTACCGGAGGCCGTACGGTAATTGTAACTGGCGGGGTGCCATTTTTGACACAATCCCAAAAGCGTTTTTCCGCGTCAATCAAGATATCCGCGTATATCGCATCAAGGTTTATGTCGTACTTCTCCCACTTATGGTTGCCGTAAAAGACGGATAGGACAGCCTTCTCCACGCCGCACACCAGCATGTTATGCGTTAGCTGGGGATAGTAGCGGTCCATAATTTCGTCGTCCTTAGAGAACGCAGAAACGTGTTTAGCTTCAAAAACGGTGAGGCCGTCGTCTGTGAGTCCATCAAGGGTGCATCCCATGAAAGAGTGAGATAAACTAATCTTTTGGGTACCGTTATCCGTAACATGACGACCCGTCTGCTTTGTAAACCACTGTATGTTAAAAGGTTCTGTAAAAACTCCCATCTGTACTGGAAGTGCGTCGGACAGATCATGGTCTTCTGCTTTCCCTCTTTTTATTTTCCATAATTCAAAAATACGTTCTTCATCACCTCCCATGATTGTGTTTGCATCTGACCCGCCCAATAGTTTTGAGCGGAACTCTTTCTGTTCCTTCGTAAGTGCCATTTTTATCTTTCCCGTTGATAGTGAGAGGAATTTCCCACTGATTCGCTATTATGTCAACTACTAATTATAGTTCTATAAATTCACCTAAATTAAAGGTGCAGAAGTATGCTTTCTCAGTATCACCGCGTTCGCTGTCAGTAACATCTCTGGATGTCCATTGATCCATCGTATCTGTTTTAACAACAAATGCATGTGTCCTATCTTTATTAACGATGAAGTACGCAAATGCATTTACGCGATGCGTTTTGTGTACCTCATTGATAAGGACTGACTTGAAGGGGTAATCTGACACAGATGTAAAGCTATGCTTCGTTCCCTTTACCTCAATGATAAAATCATTACCACTGGCGGTATGACAAATAATGTCACCCTTATCGACATACTCAGCGGACTTCGTCACATTAGGTGCTAATTCCATTGATGGAATGGTTACCCCAAGGCCCTTTTCCCGCCAGATATATTCCGCGACTTTGAAAACAGCCGCCCGTGAATTTTGGAAGCGCTTTGTAAAAACCGCCCATTCCCGTTCGCTTTGTCTCATGCGTAAGCCTTTCTATTTGGAATTGTGTAAATACGGAAATGATACGGACACCATGATTTGCTTGGGACTACGGGATGCCCGCAGTACAGCGTATCCATGTGCTTTATTGGCCCCACAATAGCCCTACATTCAAAATACCGCAGGTTGTCCAATGTTTTATTGAGCGGGACGAAGTTTTCATCTTTGTGCGTCTCAAAGGTCTTTATCGGCGGTAAGCGAACTGGCTTAGGGTTCTTTATATTAAAGGAAGCACCCTTCCTTTTCTCCCTCTCTTTTCTGGGTAGTGCATGCGGCAACTGCTCCTTGGGGAGTGTCCTTTGCAGGAGTGGTATCCCCTTCCGATGACATATACCGATAACGGAGTTTTTATTCCGCCCCACTAATTCAAGCGCGATGTTCTTCGCGGAGTATCCTTTGGAGGCTAAGTCCGATACGAACTTAATCTCCTCCCATGTCCAAGGTTTTACTTGTTGTACCATTTTCAATTTCCCCGTTATTGATGCTTGACAGATAAACATACAGTTGATAAGTTGTCAACATAGTTTGGAGAAACAAATGGTTCATATGATTGCACAACGGGTAATTAAGAAGCTGGGCGGCCCCCGCGTCGTTGCGGATATGTTAGCGATGTCTACACAAGCGGTATACAAATGGACGTGGCCTACGGAGAAAGGTGGGACGGGTGGTTTCATCCCAGCCCGCCGCCAGATCGAATTAATGGTTGCGTCAAAGCAACGTGGGATTATCTTAACCAAAGACGATTTTTTCCCGAAGGATGCCGATGATGCCGCCGAAATACAAAGTGAGCCCCAAGGCCGACCGCACGTTTGATGGGATTACGTTTGACTCAAAGGGTGAGGCCAAGCGTTATCTTGAACTGAAACTGGCGGAAAAGGGTGGTTTGATTCAGGATCTGCAATTGCAGTATGGATTTGATGTGTACATTAATGATCAGAAATATTGTACATACACTTGCGATTTTTCGTACATTGATACGAAAAGTGGGAAAGTGATTTACGAAGAGGTAAAATCAACGGGGTCGGTCAAAGATGCGGCATATCGTCTCAGGAAGAAAGCCGCCGAATTGTACCACGGGGTCAAGATTACGGAATACCTTATTGGATGGAATCCGAAGTTGACCCGAAAGAAGAAACGGGTTAAAAAGATAAGCAGCCCCGACGACTAATCGGGACTGCTCTAATGGGTGACGGCCCTGCAAGGCCTAATCCTCAAACTTGGTCGTCGCGGAAGTTCAGGACTGTTCCCCATATAGTCCAAAAACGACCGCCTTACAATAGGTAGTAGGTCGTTATGTCTTTCCAATCTATGGCTTGGGCCACATCTCAGAAATTAGAACGTGCAACTGATAAGTACTTGCTTATCATGCTTGCAAATTACGCCAATTCCGATGGCGAATGCTACCCATCTATTGAACGAATCAGTGAAGACACCGCCATGGATCGTAAGACCGTGATGAAGTGTTTTGCGAATTTGATTGAATTGGGATTGATCGTTGACACGGGAAAACGTGTTGGGGCGCGGAAAAATACTAAAGTAGTTCGCTTAAATGCTAACCACTCAACAAGTACCGTTTTTCCCACTGACACATCCCAAAATTGGTACAGTAACCTATCAGGGAACCAAGATACAACTCCTACGGAGTTGGAAGATCCACTACTTAGCATTTTTGACACTCCCGAAGAGCCGCCAGTAAATAACACCAAGGCATTCTGGGATCAGGCGGTGGGAATGCTAATATCGTTAGGGGTCGCAAAGGCTACCGTAAACTCATTCGTTGGCCGCTGTCTCAAAATGACGGGGCAAGATGAAGAAAGGGTAATGGATGCAATTCAGGCGGCTGTAGATGCGGAGCCGCACGATGCCATCCCGTACATCGTCGCCATCTTAGGAGGCGGCAAAAAGAAATCTAAAACTGCGAAGGAAAAGGAAATTGAGGATGCATTCGCAAGACTTGAAGAAGCAAGCGAAAGGAGAAAAGCGAAGTGGAGGGAGCAATACGGCACAGAATACGGAATTATCCCTGACGCCGGAACAGGCGGTCAGAAAAATAATGAGGTGCTACAACCTCAACCACATCCCGAATCCATCCCTGATGATGGAGAACGCGGCGGAAGCGTTAGGAAAGTTCCCGCCAGAAGTCCTGCAACGGTTGTCAGACCCAGCAGAGGGTATTTTAGCGAAGGCGAAATTTCCCCCGACGATTTCTGAATTGGTGTCGGAGGCGGAAAGCTACATGAAACGTATAAGCAAGAACTTTGTTTAACAGGAGAGTAAAATGGATATGATGAAGCAGAAGACCGAAAGTGGAATTGTTGAAGAGGTACTATCCTCCCGCGAAAAAAATTATGGGCCATTTCGGGATGTAGCGAAAACAACGCAAAATTTTAAGAAAATTTTATACGAATCCAAAAATTGGAGGCACCTATCTGATTCTCATAAGGAGGGGTTAGAGATGATCGTAAATAAAATTTCGCGGATGTTAAATGGTAACCATAAATATCTTGACAACATTATTGACATCATGGGATACTCCGCATTATTAAAGCTGGATATTGAGGAAAGGGAACTTGACAGGGTAAAGCAGGATATCGTTTCCCAAATGCCCGCCGCCAACGTTCCACAATTTATTAAGAGTTGAAATGAGAAAAAAGAGAAAACAAAAGTGGGAAAATCCTACAGGTACAAGGACATATAACGCTTGGAAATCAATGAGAAATCGTTGCGATCCAAATTCAAAACATGTTTCAAAAGATCGGTATGTTGGTTTGGGCTATTGCCCTGAATGGGAAAGCTACGACAAGTTTTTCCAAGATATGGGACCACGCCCAGAGAGAACGTCATTAGACAGGATTGATAACACTAAAGGATATTATCCTGAAAATTGTCGTTGGGCTTCCATGAAAGAACAAATGCGTAATAGGTCGGATAACAGATTAATCACGCACAATGGGGAAACCCTACCATTATGTGATTGGGCTGAAAAATTAGGAATACGGGCGGACACACTTTGGAGGCGTTTAATTCGTATGCCGCCCGAAGAAGCTTTAGTTTCAGGAGATTTAAGGGATTACATAAAATGGGAACATGGGACAAGGGTATGTTATGAGCGGCATAAATGCAGATGTACTGCTTGTAAAAATTATAACGCAGAAAGAGCCAGAGAATATCGCAGGAGGCAAAAATGATTGATCTTTCAAAAGTTAACAATGAAGATTTAATTAATGACACTTTAGTCAAACTATCAGCAGATGAACGTCAGGCTGCAATTGATGCAGGAATTACAATTGAGGAGTATGCGAAGGAAAAAGCCCTTCATATTATTGGTTTGCGGAAATCCAAATTTGAATGGAAAACAATGGATACGGCTCCCAAAGACCGCATGATATTATTGGGCGGCAGGGATGAAGAGGGCAATGGCTGGGTAGAGACTGGCTATTGGGAGCCTTACGATATGTGGCCGGAGGATTCTGGGGCGGAAGGTGCGAAGCCTGATGCAGAATGGTCATGGGGCGTTTGGTTTGCTCCTAAATGGTGGATGGAATTACCGGAGTTACCGAAATGACTGACACCCCACATTATGTGACGCCTGAAGAGGCTGAAAAAATGGGATGCTGCATGAGTATGAATAGGCCAGAATTTGCTGCTTCATGTATTGGCAAAACGTGCATGGCTTGGCGGTGGGTTAATTTAATTAAAGAAGTAAAAGATACAGACGATTGCGTGATACGCGAAGGACTATTTAGTACAACCCACGGCTATTGCGGGATGGTGCGTCATGACTGATTGGCAACCAATAGAAACCTGCCCAAAAGATGAATGGGTATTAGTTTGTGAACCCGGCTGTCATCTTATGGTTGCCAAATGGATTTACGCAGACCAATGGCAATATGCCCAAATTGATGATCCTAAATTTTATTTAAGTTGCCGCCCTACCCATTGGATGATGTTGCCCATATGTCCTGCTGATTGGGAGGGCGGTCATGACTGACATGGAACGAATAGCCGATTTACTTTTACCCCGTGTTCGGGGGTTGGAAATTGAAATACTGAAGCCTGTATACCCTGATGTATATACCAATTTGGATTTGATTGAAGATAATCTGGTTGTAATCGTTCAGACATCTGAAGACCCATTATTGATACAGGGTTATACGATTTTGTTTAAATCAGAAGTGGAAGACGGCACTTGGAAAGATGTGGTTGTGCAAAGGATAAAGGATAAATTTAAACTTCTGGCGGCGTGGAAGAACGGGGAAACGGTGCAATGAGAAAGTGGATAGTCCGCCATGAACGGGACGGCGACAACATATCTGCGCTGTGGGAAAACGAAGACGGCGACAGGTGGTATGTGCAGGTTGTTATTAACGGGGAGGTGCAGTGGTAATGGATATTGTTGAACGGTTGCGGCGCATAAATGCTTTTCTTCATGTCACAGAAGACGAGCCAGAATATGATTACAAACTTTCGTATGAAGCCGCCAATGAAATTGAACGGCTGCGGGGTTCATATGAAGACTGCATCAATGCTGTTGATACTATAATCAATGACGGAATGACTGAGCCAGCAAAATTTGCCAAAATTCAATATAGTGGGTTTACCGCGTATAACTACATGATTGCAATGGCGGAAGATATAAAAGATGAAATTAAAAAACGGGCCGCACTAAAGGAGGGTGAGTGATGGATATTGTAGAACAATTACGCAAAAGCGCAAATACTGTTTACTCCCAAGATGGCTATACGTTTCGCCTTGGATTGCAGAACGAAGCCGCCAATGAGATTGAACAATTGCGGGATGCTTTGCGATGGGCTTTGCCTTATGTAAAAAACGATGAAAGAGTTAAGGCTATTGTTCTCGCTGCACTGAAGGAGGGTGAGTGATGGATATTGTAGAACGGTTAGAAGAGCATCTGCGTTTTAATGGCAAAGATCAGTTATCCCGTGATGCAAAAAGCGCGATTGAACGGTTGCGGGAAGCGTTACGTTATATTTTAACGCACTGCGAATCTGATAGCCCACCGAATGCCAAAGCACTTATACTTTTTGTCAACAACGCACTGAAGGAGGGTGAGTGATGGATATTGTTGAACGGTTGCGGGATCGTAAAGAAACAATTATTGGGTGGGTTGTTAATTTTGATACATGTGAAGCCGCTGATGAAATTGAACGGTTG